GATGGTGATTGGGAGAAGGCTGCAGATGAAATGCTCGATAGCAAGTGGGCGAAGCAAACGCCTAATCGTGCTAAAGAGATGAGTAACATCATAAGGAGTCTACATGAAGAAAAGTCCAGTACGAAGGGCGATAGTAACACCTGATAAGCATTTTCCCTTGGCTGATATGCCAAGCATTAAAGTTTTATGTAAGACAATAGAGATAGTTAAGCCTGATATATACATCGATCTTGGAGATGTTGGCGAGTGGTCAGGATGCTCACATTGGCAATGGAGCAAGAAGAAAAGACCACCACTTGAATACCAACTTCCATTTATAGACCAAGATGTAATAGATGTAAATGCAGGTATGGACATTATAGATGAGTCCCTGGATAAAGTCAAATGCAAAGATAAGCATATGCTTGTGGGGAATCATGATGAGTGGATGAATAAGTTTGTTCATGAGAATCCATATCTGAAGGAATATAAATTTGATAATGCTGTTGATTTAAAGGGAAGAGGATACAGGCATCATCCATGTGGAAAATTTTTAAAGATAGGAAAGCTCAACTTTTATCATGGGCATCATTTCGGCACAATGAATCATACAAGGAATCACCTGGCAAGATTAGGGGCGAATATAATGTATGGTCATCATCACGATCTTCAGCAGACGAGTGTAACTCATATGGATGGAGTCAAGAGTGCTTGGAGTATTGGTTGTTTAAAAGATATGACAGATGAGAAGAATGGTTGGCTTGGTGGGAGGAAAATTAATTGGAGTCATGCATTTGCTATTGTTGATTTTTTCCAATCAGGTTTATTTACAGTACATATTATTCAAATTATTAATGGTAAAACATCTCTTTGGGGTGAAGTGATCGATGGGAATAAGTAGTGGATTTAAATATTATAGATCAATATGGTCTGCCAATTGCCATGCTTGTTGGCTTTGGTTGGTATATAATACAAAGAACAAAGTTTCTTGAAGAAACCCTTACAAGGGAGATGAATGAAGATTTTGCTCGCCTTGAAGGAATAATTGTGGCTTTAATTTCACAAATTAAGTTAGCTCAATTAAAGGTTGAAGAGGTAAAGGGATATATAGAGGGGATTGAAGACATCCTTTCAAGACTTATAGATGGAGAATCAAAGAAATGAATGACTCTTTAAAAACTATTGGCACAAGCATGGGGACTATTATAGTAAATATATGGGAGTTAGTTCCTGAAGCCTTAGGGGTATTATTGATAATCTTAAATATAGTGTATGTAATATTAAAAATAAAGAAGGAGTATTAGAATGTTTGCATCTTTAACAGCATTAGCAACACAGAAGGTAGCAGTTTACGCAGGTATGGGGGTGGCAGGTGTAGCTACAGCCTTTGTATTAAAAAAGATCCCTAACAAAACAATTAAAGTTAAATTTGGCTCTTGGATGTATGGCCTTGGAGTATTATGTACATTAGGTATGGGTAAATGGAAGTGGACTAAGTCAGTTTGGAATAAGACTATTGAGCCTTACTTCATTGATGCTATTGATAATATTTTAGTAACAGGCATCTCTAAATTCGTAGATGGACTTCGTTCAGATAATTAATGAGTAAAACCTTGCATATTGATAGAGCAGTTGATGGTAATCTAAAACCTGTAAAGGATTCAGATGGTACATTGACTGCTTTAGAGATTTCTACTGATAATGTAAGGGTTAAGAATTTAGAAGTATTAGGTGATTTTGTCCACCAACCTGAGTATGGATTTGCCAGGCTTAATGATGATGGAACACAGGATGGCAATGAGAATAACTTTGGGTTAGGCTCTAGTGTCTATGGGGATATAGTTGAAACTGTGCCTTTAACATCTCAAAGTATTGCATGGGATGATACCAACAAGGTGTTCAGTATAACCAAGTCAGCTATATATGAAGTGGTATGCGATGCTAAAATATCTATAAATGGTAGTCAGGCAACAGTTCTATCAGTATATATTAACACAGCAGCAGATACTTTAGGTACAAAGGTACATGCAGAAACATTTGAAGTAGATTCAGGGGATGACCCAGTTCCTGCCACAATCAGATGGATGGGTAGAATTGAGAATGGTGAGCATATTGCAGTAACTATTGATGCAGGTGGAAGATACCCAATGTTTGAAGAAGGTTCAACACTTAGAATTTTAAGGATAGCATGAGTTTAACAGGAAAAACAAAAGCAAGTAGCTACAAAGACATATTGCAGATGAATAACTCCAATAGTGGAGTTGATGCTACTACAAGGAATGTAGTTGATGGTGAAGGAACTGGAAGTGCAATTTCTATATCAGATAATCAATTTGCAGTTAGGCCACAAGATACTGATGGTACATCTATTGTAAAAGTTTCTGATAAGGATGGGAATATTTTATTTGTAGTTGATTCTACTAATGATGTAGTTAAAGCAAATGGGCATATTGTCAATACAAATATTAAAGAATTTGCATTAGATTTTACTGAAGCCTCTCCTGATACTGCTGATACATGGCACGCACTTACTTCTACATTTAACCATACAGATAATAATGAATTAGAAATGGGTACAGGTTCAACTCCTGCAACTACTTTAACAATAGCATCTACTGCTTATATAGCAGTAAAACACTATTGGTATGTTCCATTCAATATTACAATAGATTCATGTAATGTATGGTTTGGGGCTGATGCAGCAAGTGGTGATGTAGTTAAGTTTTCAGTTATGTCTTATACAGTAGATTCTGCAAATGGTTCAACAGGTGGAGATTTATCTTCAGGTGTAGAGAACTGCGTTTCACCTTCTACTATAACAGGAGCAGGGAGAGAACAGGCTTATTATCAGGCTCTAACAGTATCAACTGCTGATGTAGATGCAGGAAAAGTAATTATGGCCTGTGTAGCACAAGATGGCACAAACGCAGATTTATCAGTCAATATGCAATTAGTATATCATTTAAGGTAAGGAATAAAACATGGCAAAGTTTACAACAAATTTAACAGTAACAACTCCTAATGAAACTGTATCAGCTTCTAGGGCAGGGGATTATGAGGTTGCTGTAAATATAAAAACAGAGGTGAATAACTCTGATACACCTATTACCTTAGTATCAGCAGGTAGGGATGTAGGACAGAACACATTAAGAGGGTGCAAAGCTATTTTAATAAAAAACACAGGTATGGTTGGGGTAGAAATTACCTTAAAATCTGAAGAATGGACAGCAGCCTCCCCAGACACTAACGCAGGAACTTCTCATCAATCTTTACTTTTGTCTGCAAATGATTTCGTATACCTTCCTAATTTAAGGCAGGTAAATTATACAACTGCCAGTACAAGTGCTGCAAATGGAAGGAATTTAACTGACCAAGTTCCTAATAGCAATATGTATGTAGATAGCACAGCAGACTTAGACCATGCTACTGATAACACTATGGGTTCTGATGCTACTCATACTACTTTGAACCTAGAAGATGGACATTCTAAATTCTTTAAGGTTGGGGATCTAATTAGAATTGAGAACGAGATATGTGAGGTTACTGCTGTTGGAACAGGTGCAGACTTAGCTAACAGTACCTGTACAATCGTTAGAGGTTTATATGGCTCAACTGCTGCTACTCATGCTGATGATGTTGCTATAAGGCTTCCTATCTTCAATGCCTATGCAGACTTTGACAAATATTCTACTGCTCAAACAGATGCTTCTGGCAGGTATAAAGCTATGAATCTAATGGGATATGGGCGTTATGGTGATGAAGTTGCAGATGGATGGGTTGCAGGGTCCATTAGTGGTAAATTCTACGCAGGAGGCTATCAAGAATTAGGTATGTCAGGTATTGCAGCTTCTACAGAGTCAGGGTTAGCAGCTTCAACTGCTTATGCTTTTGATATAGCAGTAGATGGTGGCTCTGATTATACCTTATCATTTACTACTTCTACTAATACTAAATTCGGTGGTTCTGATGGCATCCTTAGAAAGATTCAAGATGCTTTAGATGCAGGTTATTACGCAGCAGGGAATTTACTTGAAAAGAAAGTAACAGTTGGAATTGTGAATGGTGATATTAGATTTACTTCAGGTTCACATTTATCAACTTCAGCTATATCAATTACTGCTCCTGCAAGTGGAACTACTCCATTTGGTGTAGGTAGATTTGTGATGGCAGTAGGTGCTATTGAAGCAGCAGTAGCTGCTAAACTTCCAGATGATGTTGTTTATGACAAGAAAACTAACCAATCTGTACCTAATAGCTCCTCAATGTTTTATGATGATGGTCATGGTAATATTCATGGAACTTGTAGTGGTACTATTAATTATGAAACAGGTGCTATTGATTTAGTTGGTTGTCCTCCTAATGCACATTTTGTTATTAGTGCTACTTATGGTTCTGCTCATGCAGGTGGTGAAGAATATACCATTGCATTGGGGAATAGCATTTCTGCAATATCAGGTAGGTCAGTAAACCAAAAGATTAATTCAACAATAGAAATTATAGGACTTCAATAATGGCTTATAAGAAACCTATGAAGAAAAAAAAGAAGAAGAAGCGAGGTAGGTAGATTTGTTTGGCAGAGGAGAATACTTGTATATTACACACACAATTTTAGATAAGATTTAGGGGGTTGCATGGCAACTGCACCAATTTATTGTACCCATAAAGAATTAAAAAGGGTATTCCCACAACTTGATGAGTTTGATACTAAAGTTCAAGTATTTGGATGGGCAACAGTATCAACCAATAAATATGCCTCTCATAATAGTGGTTTAGTTACACAGTTGTTTGTAGATGGAGAAGACTTAGGTGCAGCAGAGTCTGCCCATACTGACTTAAATGTTGAGGGGGAGTGGTTTTATGACTCAACAAATGATGTACTTTATTATTACTCAGCAACTAATCCTGCAGATAAACTTATGGAAGCAGGAGAAGAGTTTACTGCTATGGTAACCCAATTCAGAACTGATGCAAGTAGATATTTAGATTCAAAGTTAGATCCTAATTTACCTGCTAATCAATTTAAAGATAAGTCAGGTAATTTTGACTACATGATTATTAGGACTACTGCACTTTTATGTGCTGTTCTTATGATTAGAGCTACAGATCCTACAAGTGAGATGGCTACATCAATGATGGCTGAAGCACAAGAGAATATTGATGCACTTAACAATGGTAAGGCAGGATTATCTTGGCAAAATACTGCTGATTCATCTAAAGGTGTTATTAGGGATGTAGGCACAGTTAGTGGTACAGTTAGACCTGTAGATACACGAGGGCATTATAGTGGTACATACGATTTAATTAAAATTAAGATAGATACGACAGGTGGGGCTATTGGGACTGCCACCTACTCTGTATGGACAAAGGATGGTGATAAACTTGGTATGAACGAAGGCAATCAGGTTGTGACTACTGAAATTATAAATGGTGATTACCAGGCATTAGCAGGTGGGTTACAAGTTAGATTCTCAGGTACTGACTTTGACTCAACTGCTACTGTCAATGACACTTGGGAAGTAGAAGTTCAAGGTTGGTCAGAAGAGGTTGACTCTAATTCATTAAAACCTATTAGAATGACTCGTAGGTATCAATAGATGGCAGTAAGTTTTACTAATAACTGGAAGAATATACTTGATAAACTAAGGAGTGTCCTTCGTACTGAGTATGGGAATACTTTGCCTATCTTTGTAGGTGATGAGGATTCATCAACAAGCAGTCAGTATATTCGTCTTGATCCACAAAGTAGTGATCTGTCAGAGTATATGGTTAGTGCTGAAATGCGAGAATTTACTGTTAATGTTCTTTATGTCTTTTCAGGGGCTAATATAAAAAAGGCTGCACTTGATCATATTTTAAGATTTGTATCAAGGACAGAAGCATTGATCCACGACAATATATCAATGACATTGGCTGATGATAGTAGTGCGTTTAAT